CTCGTCCTCTTCGCTGTCGCTGTCGCTGTCATCCGTGTCTTCGTCGTCGTCGTCGTCGTCGTCGTGTTTATGGCTGCGACGCCCCCTCTTCGACGATGGTTCTTTTTCAATATCTCTCGCCGACATCGAATAAATAACAAACTCATCATCTTGGAGTAATCCGTCATGTTTTACATTTAGATTATACCGATGCGTGACCTTGTCTTCTTTAATGGAATATTCATAATCCTCAATAGTTTCTTCGTGTTCGGATACAGTGTTGAACAAATATTTCATATATGCGTTGAGGGAATGATGCTTACGTTTGATTTGAGAGATTGCCTTTCGTTTGATAGAGGTTACACTGTTAAAGATTCCACCACCTGTTTTCACGGATGTCGACTTGGACGCCGATGCCGATGCCGATGCCGATTTGTCACGTGACCGTGACCGCGACCGCGACCGTGACCGTGACCGCGAGGGTGAACGCGTCCGCGACGCGCTAATCTCCCCCGTATTCTCATCCGTCGCACCATCAAACCCCCTCTGATACTGTATTTTATCGCACTGATAGCCCTTAAGGGGGTAATGCGTATTCAACAGCGTCAATCGTTTCTGGACCTTCTCCCATCGCGATACATCGCCATCCGGCCGCGATAATTCTAAATACATCGCCATACGAAGAAAGTCGGGCGGTGCATACCGTATTCCGGTTTTAATAATCGAGTCCTTCGATATCGCCTTGAATAGGTCAGGCTCCATTTGGGTGATATCCGCAATCCCCGTGAAATTAACGAAGACTTTATATGTCCCGTGATGGACACCGGATTTAGCCTCGACATCTTCATACCCCGCCTTATAATAAATATCCGCCAATTCTTTCGCATGGTCGAGCGCCTTGTCCGAATAAAAGTCGTAATCCGGCAATTCGATATCCTTATTGTAAAATTGGGCGTCTTCGGGCAAGATATTATTGATGGCCGTCCCGCCATAACACACCAGTTTTTTATCCGCGATAAACTTCTCTACAATCGAGATGATTTTCTTTACTTCAGGGTCGCGCATCACTTCGACCCCTTTCCGGTTTTCAACGACATCGACTGCTTGACGCAATATTTCCAATTCTTTTTCTTCATACGTTTTGCCCTTATCTTTATTCGATGGTGATGATGGCATTATTATATACAGACTCTGTTATGTTATAATAATGATAGATAATATTTTCGACGCCCGACGTCCGACGCCCGACGTCCGATTATATCGTGAATTTGAACCCACCTGCCGCTTCCGCGGGTCTGGATTCCATGGATGACTTCGGATTGGGTGGTGCGGGTGGTGCAATCGTAATCGGGACATACCGCAAATCCTCTGGTTTCAATATTAAACCATAACCAACCGACGCGAACTTATCCTCGTATGCCTTTAATTTCTCATCACGCGCCTCCTCCTGAAAGCACATCGCCACAATTTGGCACCCCCACGTAAATGGTCCATTGTGACCGTCATTGATTGGGCGACCGGCCTTATCCGGTATAACGAGACACATATTCTTCTTATTCGCATCCTTAAATGTGGTCGGGTCGCCGACATTCTTAACACCGAAAAAGGTATACTTCGAGAGAAATAGCGACTTGGAACTCATATTAATCAATTCGAATAATTTGGTACTACGATATACTGGATTCGATCCATCTACCATCAAAATCACCTTCCCAGCCAAGGAACTTACATTCTCATTCCCTAAATCCTTGGAGTGGTATTCGCGCCCGTATTTTGCCCCCAGTAGATTACGCGCCATCGTCTTACTTTGCGCGATCACCTTCGCGAGATTGTCATACATCGTGACATTACGCGACATAATACGCATATGAATGATAAATGGATCGTTCGGATTGGGACATTTCGAACCTGAAAACGCATAACTACCCAACACCTCAAACGCCTCCGAAACGGGAATATGGTTATATGTTTCTTTATAATTAAACGAATTCACCGATGATGATGCGATAACCGGTACATTATCTACCGAAAACACCTCGAAATCAATGAACCGGCAACCGCGTGCGATGACATATAAACACGCGTCCATACTTACCGTCGAGTTTTTGAATTTATCGGGGTTGAAAGCATTGTAAGCGGATTTTATGTAATAATCGCGGAGTTTGAACCTGCTTTGACTGTCTCCCATATTCATAGACGTGAGCTTATTATCTATCATCATTTTGGAATCCTGGTCGGGATTATTGAGGCCTTCTTTTATACTGCTTACGGTCGGTGTCGGTGTCGGCGCGGGCGGCGGCGCGGGCGGCGGCGGCGGAGCAGCAGCGACCATCCCACCATCCATTACAGTTCCGGCCTGACGACGTTGATGTATCGTCATTTCATTCTCGCTGGTGTTTGGGGTGAATCCCTCCGTGGATAGTGGCGAATTTATTTGGCCTACGTCTAGGCTATCCAAAAAAGGTCCTCCTGCACTTTTCAAAATAGACATAGCTTTATCGATGACATTTGCCTCTTTCGGTGCGACAGCTGCCACTGCGGTATCGTGAGCATTCTCGAGTCCTTCACGAATCATATATATTTCATTGTTGCGCGAAATACTGTGTGATTGTATTAATCCTGATACCTGCCATACTGCGATGAATAATATAATGACAGACACAAAAATAACTTCAATATTGTATTCTCTCAATGACATAATAAAATGAACGATAGATAAACGAGATATATGTATCCCTTTATTTTGTATATAATGTAGATATTTTATATAAAGATATTACAAAGATATTATAAAGATAGAATACAACAACATAATACAAAGACATAATACAAATACTAAATGACCGGTGGATTACTAAACCTGGTCGCGACCGGTAATCAAAATGTTATCTTAAACGGCAACCCCAAAAAATCGTTTTTCAAGAGCACGTATCTTAAATATACGAATTTCGGTCTTCAAAAGTTTAGACTTGATTTCGACGGACAGAAAAAGCTTCGCATGACCGAAGAATCGAAATTCACATTTTATGTGCCACGATACGCGGAGTTACTGATGGATACGTATGTATGCGTGACGCTTCCCACCATTTGGAGCCCGATAAACCCTCCCAGGACCGCGGGCGATATGTGGGCGCCGTATGAATTCCGATGGATCGAGAATCTGGGAACCCAGATGATTAAAGAAATCGTGATTTCGGTCGGTGGAATGACCCTCCAAAAATTCACCGGGAATAACTTGATGGCGATTGTGGAGCGCGATATGGATAAGACCAAGCGCGATTTGTATAACCAGATGACGGGTCATGTCCCTGAATTATATAATCCGGGTTGTTCAGGTGCGCGTCTGAACCAGTATCCCAATGCGTATCACACGTCGAATGCGGCCGGTGCCGAACCCTCTATCCGCGGCCGAAAATTGTATATTCCGATTAATTCATGGTTCACGCTGTCTTCCAAAATGGCGTTCCCCCTCGTCTCGCTCCAGTATAACCAGCTTCAAATCGACGTCACATTGCGCCCAGTAAGGGACCTCTTCACTATACGCGATGTAGGCGATTCGGTGAATTATTGGCCCGTCGTCCAACCCGATTTCACGAACCCCCTTCACCAAATGTGGCGATTTTTATACCCGCCTCCCAGTATTGATTTGAGCCTGAATTCATATCCTAGTATCCGCACGGATTGGAATGCGGATGTCCATTTAATGGCGACCTACTGTTTTCTCTCGGATGATGAATCTAAAGTCTTCGCGGCGAATCAGCAGAAGTATCTGCTTAAGTCGTATTACGACTGGACGTTCAATGATGTCACCGGAAATCGGAAAATCAAGATAGAGAACTCGATGGGGATGGTCTCGTCGTGGACGATGTTTTTCCAGCGGAGCGACGTGAATCTGCGGAATGAATGGAGCAATTATACGAACTGGCCGTATAATTACCTCCCGTATGATATTATTCCCGCACCGACCGATGATGACTGGCGACCCATGGCGTTCACGGAAATCGTCACAACCGCGAGCGATCTTCAGACACCCGCAGGGAAGGCACGCCCCGACTTTCAGTTTGACCAGTATTATTATGATAAAAACGGACCGAAGAACGGGATTGGCCCCGGTATCAATCCGGGCGATAAACGCCTGACGGGTCTTCACATCACGGGCGACTTCCAGTCCGAAAACGAGCGCGACATTTTACAGATGTTGGGAATTTCACTGAATGGAAAATACCGCGAGAATCTGCTGGATGCGGGGGTTTATAATTACATCGAGAAGTACACAAGGACGCGTGGGTCTGCGAAACCGGGGATATACTGTTACAATTTCTGCCTGAATTCGGACCCGTATGACCTACAACCTAGCGGTGCTATCAATATGAGTAAGTTTAACCAAATCGAGCTTGAATTGACGACGATATACCCGCCGTTGGACCCTGCTGCGGAAGTGAAAATGATTTGTAATCCGAATACGAAGGAAATCATCGGAATGAATAAACCGAATGTGAATATTTATCACTATTCATACGATTTTCATATTTTAGAAGAGCGGTATAATGTGTTGACGTTTGTGTCGGGGAATTGCGGATTGATGTACGCCCGTTAAGCCGTTAAGGGCCGCGGATTATTATATGTTAGTATTATAACTAATATTAGTATTTGAATACGGTGGAATGGCCGATGAAGAGGAAGACGTAAAAAAAGACGGTGAAGACGGTGAAGACGGTGAAGACGGCGGCGGCATCGGAGGCACATTTAGCAAAGTAGGCGGGATGCTTTCCGGAGGTGACAAAGACAAAGACGAAGGCAGCGGTAAAAAGAAGGCCTCACCCAAATCATTATTTGATATTGATGCTTTGAAGGATTTCGGATTAAACGTGCTTACCCTTTTTATTGAAACCGTTGTTATTTCAGTGATTTGTGTGAATATCCTTTTTTATACCGACCCAAAGAGTATCCGAACGAATAATCTGAATTTGCCGAAACTCTTCCCGACAGAGAGGCATGAATGGCCGTATTGTTATACAGATGAATATACCGCATGTGAAGCTGATTGTGAAGATAAATTCGGCGGGATAGCGGACGACCCTAAACTCTCGAGTGCGAAAAAGATATACCTGAAAATAGCACTCATGTTGGATACATATATTTTCAAATGGTTCTGTTTAACGAAAGAGGAGATAGATCTGGTGAAGGAAAGTGTTGATGAAGGTGTAACGAAAGTAAATCTCCTGAATTGGGAATTCATCAAGGCACGTTTTAAGCAGTGGATTAATAATGCGTTTATTTTCTCGTTTTCATCTAACCGTGCGATGTTACTATATATACTGAAATACGTCACACAATTGACAAACAGTATTCCGAGGGAGTTATATGATGTCGTGTCGCCGCTGATGATTTTATTTATGCCGTTTGTGTTTTTATTATTCGCGTTTTTTGCGTTCGGCGGCGGTCCATTATTCACCACAATAATCGGAATGATTATAAACTCTACCGAAAATCGTAAAGAATTTATCGGCGGTTCATTATGGTCGATATTTACTGGCTTCGGATTTCTTGGAATTTTACCTATTGTTGCGTATGTCGTCCAACTCATCCAATTCATCGGAACTTTCTGTATATATCCATTTCTTCACTGGGACGAATATCGATTATTGTATTCGCATTATGTCCCGATTATATTCTTCTTCTTTAATTTGGTGCTCATGTTTTATGCGTTCGAAAGCTTGGATATTAATGTTGCCGCAATTGTTATTCTCGTTTTATTGACGCTATATTTAACGACATATTGGAAGGGAATTATGGAGTTTATCGATAAAATCAAAAACTGGGGTGCGTAATCCGCGCGTATAAACGACATAAACGATTATATTGTAATAAACTATATCTGTAGTTTTTTACATTCCATGGGTGGTAAAAACAAAGCCAAAGCCAGTACCGGAGCCGGTACCGGATCCGGAGCCGGAGCCGCAGCACCAGATAAGTCAACCCCCGAATATTTCAAAAAATACCCCTTTGTGAGTGTATGTACCCCCACATTTAATCGCCGCCCCTTTATTAACGCGATGATATCGTGTTTTAATAACCAGGATTATCCACAAGACCGAATGGAATGGATTATTATCGACGACGGAACCGACCCGGTGGAAGACATGATTGCGTCACATCCTCGTGTCAAATATTTTAAGTATGAGACGAAAATGACACTGGGGAAGAAGCGCAACCTGCTTCACGAGAAGTCGCGCGGTGAGATTCTGGTATATATGGACGACGATGATTATTATCCACCCCAGCGTGTATCTCACGCGGTAGAGATGCTTGTCAGTCACCCCGAGGCACTGTGTGCGGGTTCCAGTGAAATCTATATTTATTTCAAGCATATCGCACAAATGAAGCGTTTTGGACCATACGGCCCGAACCACGCGACGGCGGGGACATTTGCGTTTAAGCGCAAGCTCCTGAAGAACAACCGATACAATGACGACGCGTGTCTGGCGGAAGAGCGTGCGTTTCTGAAGGATTATACGGTCCCCTTCGTCCAATTGAACCCGATGAAGGTGATTCTCGTATTTTCACATGAGCATAATACATTTGATAAACGCAAACTCCTCGTGAATGCGAACCCGGATATCGTCCGTGATTCACCGAAGAAGGTGATGGATTTCATTAAGGACCATGAGCTTCGCCGGTTTTATATGGTCGACTTGGAGAAACTGTTGGAGAATTATGCGCCGGGACGACCTGAAATGAAACCAGATGTTATCGCACAGACACGTCAAATGGAACAGGACCGAGAGAAGATGACGGCGGATGCGGCCGCACGGGCCGGCGGCGGCGGCGGAGGAGGTCAAATCATAATTCAGCAACCAGGCAAGGACCCTGTCGCATTGACAAACGAACAAGTCATCCAAATCATTCAGAATCTACAGTCAGAAGTGGCATCTCGTGATAAACAGATTTGCGAGATGACGGAACAAATCAACGGATTGAAGCGAGATCACGGAACGGCGAGCACAGATGGTACAATTGAAGCAACCGTTGTTGATAGAGACAACATTTTAGAACGATACGAACAATTATTAAACGAAAATCGTGATCTACGCCGAGAACTAGAACGCGTCGGAAGCGTTGACGATGTCGGAACTTTTGACGGCCCGCCTGAAGTTATAATGATGTAACTGTTCATAGCAATAGCAATAGCAATAGTATTATTATATGGAAACATACCACATAATAATAATAATAATAATATTCGTATCATTTGACGTAATTGATATTAGTCCTTGACGACTTCAACGCTATGAATATTCAATGAAAGAATGCTTGTTTTCGACTCGTGAATGATAAAATCGTGATGCTTGCTATACTCTTTAAATCTCTCGGTAATGATGGTTTCAATCTCTGAAACAGCCAACTCATCCTCTTTGGTTTTAAACCCATTGGGGTTCGCGTTCGCGTTCGCGTCGTCATTGCCATCACTATCGCCGTGACTACGACTACCTCCCTTCGATTTGTGTTTGCGACTACTCTTCTTAGCGACGGTGGGGGGTTGCTTTGTAACTGGAGATTCAATATATTCCCAAATACCAGACGCCTCTATCTTGTTATCATTGGCATTATAAATCACCGTCTGTGAATCAAATACGAGTGCTGACTCTGGACCATGGCCGTATTCATTAAGTTCAATTTCAGTGATTGTATCCAGGATATCCAGGAAATCGTTGTCGCGAACATATGCGCGAATATAACCGATAATTTCTGGAGTCAGCTTTACTGTAAATATCTTGGTCTCATCTTCACTGTCAGAGCCCGATCCGGATGACTCGGTTCCTGACCCAGACTCGGATCCCGACTCGGACTCAGACCCCGACCCGGAATCGTTGGTGTGTGTGGTTTTATCAGATTTGCGCTTCTTTGAAGCACCAGCAGCAGCAGCAGCACGCGCGGGTGCTGAAATACACTCTACTTCCGCATCAAGGATAATTTTATATTTTGTATCAAGTGAAATAGACGCACCCATTCTGAATATGTTTATAAATATTTCTTATATCTTTTTGATACATATCAAACGCATCCACGGCGGCGGATTATTCAAGTAAATCCGTATTATCCAATATATCATTCGCGACATTATCTGCTGTCGCCGCTGCCGCCGATGACGCCGATGCCGACGCCGACGCCGATGACGCCGCCCCCCCTTGTTCCGGTTTCGCCATATATTTATCTAAATAACGGTAGATTCGGTTCACGTCCAGTTTAGAGATATCATACGTTTCAAGGATGCGCGGGATGTCTTCCTCCGGATACTGGTTCCGAAGTGTCAGGAAAAATGCGAACAGGTCCTTTTGGTCCATTGACAGCTGAATACACAAATTCTGTATAAAAAGCAGGTTATTGTATTCCGTGCTATATTTGGTGAGAACCTTCGTAAAACGCACCTCTGTCGGGTTAAACCGTGCTTTTTTCGGGAAGGATTGGTGGTATAAATGATGGTTATAAAACGTCTTAATGAGAGAACACAACTCGTTGAATAACCAAATCTGGTTCTGGAATGTGATACGGTCGAAATAATCCGCCATACAAATATTATCCAGTAACAGTTGGTAAAATGGGACCGAGACTGCCACTGGCATCTTCTCAAGCACGTCGATGACATTCTCATGCCATAAAAGCCCAATCGTGGTTCGGTCGGTCTCATTGATGAGCGTATTATGGTCGCAGATAGGATACGCGGTATTGAACAGTTTTTGCGTGACTTTCTTAATATCCTCGTTATACGTCTTCGGCTGAAATATCGCGTGGAGGATGTTATTCGAGATAATGGTGTTCTGGGTTTTATTCATTTCCGCGACGGCGTTCAGTTTGCGTAAGTTCCCCTGAATGAATGCGATGATGCTTTTACGTAGGCCGATTTCCAGGTTCGGCATCGTCATATCCACCAACGTCGACATTTGTGCGGGTGTAGGCGTTTTCAGCTCATATACGTGACAGACCTTCATGAGTTCCTTGATTTTCTTGTCGATGTGGTAATTTCCGATACAAATAATGGGATTCATCGTGATTTCTTCCTGTTTCTGTTTTTTGGTCTTTTTAGGGCGAATCAGTTTAATCAGGGAGGTAATACCGCCCTTGTCGCCGTTATTCATTCCGTCGAGCTCGTCCATCACAATAACGATTTTCTGGATTTTACGCTGGAATATCGACATTATATTTTTATCGGAAATATTGTGCTGGGTAATAGAGTCGATGATGGACTTATTCCGGATATCGCCCGCATCGTATTTAATAATGTCGTAGTTTAGTTCTTTTAGCAGACGGACGATGAACTCGGTTTTTCCCGCACCGGGTGCGCCGTAGATATAGACCCCGCGCTTAAATGTGAGGTCGCTCTTGTTTTTTTGAAAGGATGCGAGGAAGTCGCGGATGTTATTGTAGATGGTGTCGCGGCCGAGATATGTGTTATAATTGATGCTATTGTTCGCCATGGCAGGCGAGGCGACGGAAGCGGCGGAGGACATTGACTAGATTGTTATTCTTGAGATAGTTATTTAACATATGTTTTTTCTTTTTATATATTATAACCAGCTTAACAGTTATTATTCAAGCAATGGATTCTATTCAAAGTTTCTTCGCGCCTCTCGATAAGGATTATTGTCTGCTTTTTTACTGGCTTACCGTTGTTAATTTCATATTTTTGGCGATTGCTGGTTTAGGATTCGTGTCCGCTCTTGTTATGTTGTTTAGGGGGAAGGTTACAATAATGAGCACGTTTTATTCCTTTTTGATGATTTTGGTCTATGCACTGATGTACGTCCAGAGTCGGTTGTTCTATTCCATGTGCATCACTGGAAATATGAAGGTTGGTACTTATGTTGCGGGTTCTGCAACTGACTCTCTTCCCGCCGTTGCACAACAGGCATCGGGCGCTTCACCAGGGGCGTATCGGTTCTAATGCTTGCTCACCGTTCGCCGTTCGCCGCTTCCTGACGTTCGCCGCTTCCTGACGTTCGCGGGGCTCGCGACTCGTTCATTGTAATGTAATTACATACCCATTACATTACATTACATTACATTACATTACATTATTCCATTCGGTTCACTTCAGCAGCCCTTCAACGATGCGCTTCTGGACGCCTTCCCATCCAAAATACCTTCCCACGGGATATATCCATCCGGCACATCATTTACACCTAATTTTTGACCAGTATACATCGTGCCAGTTTTAAAACTATTGTAATTCGTGCAATTATCAGGGAGTGGTGTATAATCGGTCGCACCTAATCCATAGGGGTCTATACATCGCGTGCCATCACTGCTTAAGGTCATCCTATCCGGGCATTTCGCGGTTTCAGGCGGCCACTTCTGCGAACTCTTTGACTTCCATAACAAAATCGCGACTGTTCCCACCGAAATAACAAAGGCAATCATCGCTAATAACAGAACCATCTTTTGTAGAGATAAATTGGAAAAACCGCTAAACAATCCACCTCCTCCACTTCCGGAACCCGCATCAGACCCGGAACTCCCGATACCAGCCGATGAACCTATATTTTTACTACCTGAAATGAAATCCATGAGTTATCCACTAGTTTGTATACGACTATATACTATAAATATAAAAAGAATTGGTGATGGGTTCTTGGTATGGAGTATTTAGAGAAATAATAGTATAAGAATAGTATAAGAATACCCGAGACATGAACTATAACGCAGCTCCAGAAAATACCTTCATCGGCCAGCCCAAAAATGGACGTCTTGATATTGTAACGCCGCCTACACAAGATCAATTCGCGCTTTATGATAAAAACCCGGTCCATCAGTGTGTGACATACCGCGATGCTTTGAATGGAATATGGGAGAATACTCCCCTCTCCAACGCATTTTTCAGTAAAGAAAATATGCAGATTATCCAGAACGGTATTCGCGCCGGCGTGTATCAGCGGTCCAACGGAAAATACGTTATTGGCGAACAGGATTGCGATACCTTGCGTATCATTATGCGCACGATTTTTCTCCAAAATGCGGCCAATGCCCCGACCGAAATCCGTGCTCAGATTATTGAGTTGAATGAATTAGTATTTGAATATTGTGTTCCTAGAATACATGGCGAGGCGGAGGGATATATCCAGTATAAGCGCGATGTGAGTAATATGTATACGCCGATTGCACGGCCGAATTTCTCGGATTACAAGCACAAGACGCTGGAGTTGAAGCCTTGGTTCTAGTTTCTCACTCGGGCTCCACTCGGCTACGCCTCCTTTCGCCCGAGCTCGACTGTGCTCATTGCTCACTCGGGCTCCACTCGGCTACGCCTCCTTTCGCTCCTCGTTCGCGGTCTTGCTCGATATTGGCTCCAAAATAATAAAAAAATGTGTTGTTTTTATTATTTTTATTATTTTTATTATTTTTATTATTATCTATTACTGTATATGATATATCGTTATTGGTTACGCTTCACGACCATCTTCTTCTTGCTCGCTGCTGCGCCTCCACCACTCGCCGTGCCTACTGTCATCGCCACCGACGCCGCCTCCGCAGCCGCCGCCCATTTTTTATACTCACCTTCCAATTCATCCAAGTCCTTGGTCCATAACGCTTGAATCGATGTATCTGTAAGTTGCTGATGTTGTGTGCGCTTGGAGTCGCGTTCGCTGAGAAGGTGCCGGACATTCTCATCCGTGACGCTATCCATCGGCATCTTCAGCAGGTATTTATACTCGGTGTCCCCCTCGATGTGTTCATAACCGTGTGCGGTCATCTTTGCGTGAATCGCCTCCTTTGTCTGACGACGTAATTCCAATTTGTCGTCAAGCACTTCCTGAATATATCGCGCACGATTCGTGAGGACCCGCAGTTCATTCCCGAGTTGCGCCAACATCGCCGTCTTGCGTTTCGAATACAGGGCGAGGCGCTCTGTGTAATAATCTTCAATGATGTCGTAGATATTCGCGTATTTCCTGAGTTTCTCGCGCGGGTCGAAGAGATTCATGTTCGTCGTACTTTGCGTCGTGAATAATCCGAGCAGTTTCTCCAGCTTGTTCGTGCCCGCATCCGCGTCGATGATTACTGCTTGAAGGTCTTTCGGTGTGTGAGGATAAGCGGGATGAAACGTCACGGTGATATCGACCACTGAGTCGGTTGACATATCCGTATATTCTTTCAAGACGGGGGCGGTTGCTCCTGCTGCTGCGGCGGCGCTTCCCTTGTCCTTCTCCGCCGGGGGCGATTCCATCAACTTTTCCAGGAATTCCTTATAATCGTCTGTCCATGTTCCAATCGGGAGCTCGGTGATGCGGACTTTACGGTCGGCGATTTCATACGTTCCTTTGATGAGATATTTTGCGGAAGGCAAAATCGCGGCCACGTGGAATGTGGACGCACCGGAGGCTGCGTTAGCAGCCGAAGCAGCCGCAGCCGGACCCCCGATATTCTTAATGGTTCCTTTAAACCCCTTGAAATAAGGCTCAATGACGGGGCGGTCAGCATCCGTGAGCATCGCGCGGATATACGCGATAATTTGAACCGGATTATGCGGCATAATATCCGTGCTGAATCCAGTTCCGATTCCCTTCGTTCCATTTACGAGAATCATCGGAATCGCTGGAGCGTAGTATACCGGCTCCACCATCTGACCGTCATCATCGATGTAGGTCAACACCGCGTCGTCTTCTTGGCGGTAGATAAGTCGCGTCAGCTTGTTGAGTTGTGTGAAGATATATCTTTCACTCGCCGAATCCTGCCCGCCTTGAAGCCTCCCGCCAAACTGACCATTGGGTTCGAACAGATTGATATTGTTGCTGCCGACGAAATTCTGCGCCATCCCGACAATCGCCGCATTCAAACTCGCCTCACCATGGTGGTACGCGGCGTGCTCGGATACATACCCGCTGAATTGTGCGACCTTGATTTCCGTTTTTAGACCCCCCTTCTTAAACGCCGCATACAAGATTTTACGCAGTGAGATTTTCAGCCCATCCATCAGGTTCGGAATCGAACGCTCATTGTCGTAGATAGAGAAGTGGATAAGACCGCGGTCAATAAACTCTTCATACGGTATCTCCGGCTTCGATGTATCCAGGTACGCCTCACGCGAATACGTCGACAGCCACTCCTTCCGGTCATCCGCGCGCTTCTTATTGAACGCCATATCCAGGCGGTCATTGGACGCTTCGCCGGTATGGACGAACGCCACCATCTTCTTATGCTCGAAGTATTCCTTGAACTCCTTGCCCGTGCTCGTGCCTAAACCTTTATAATATTTCGTATTCCAACCGGTGGGCACGACCGAGCCTGGGAACTGTTTTTTCCAGTGCTCGAACTCGCCATCATTGTAGAAGAGGACCTCCTGTGTGCCGCGGCGGGCTTTCAGAATCGGAGTATTCATAAACCCGATAAACCCGGGAATCTTCGTAAGTGACGGCCACTCTATCTGGAATAGATTGATACCGAGTCCCTGGATATGTGCGCCGTCTAAATCCTGGTCCGTCATAAAGAGCACCTTGCCATAACGCAGCCGTGTGGCGACATCCGCCGGTGTATAGGTCTTCCCCGTTTCAAGACCGAGGATTTGCTTGATTTCCGCAATCTCGCGGTTTTCGGAGATGCGTTTCGTCGTCTCGCCGTGGACATTGAAGAGTTTGCCCTTCATCGGATAAACACCGATGAAATTCCTGTCCTCCTTACTCAAACCACTGACGATACCTGCCTTGGCTGAATCACCCTCGCATAAGATAATCGTACACTGCGCGGATTTGTCCGCCGACCCCGCATAATTCGCGTCGATGAGTTTGGGGATACCGCGAATCGACCGGGTTTTCGCGCCGTCCGTTTTCTTCGCGGCCTTCGTGTCCTTGACCTCTGTTAGAGCACACGCGGCATCCATCACCCCCATCTTCGCGAGTTTCTCGATGAATTCGTCGCTCACTTTACAAGAGGAGCCGAAATTCGCGACAGCGGTCCCCAGCTCGTCTTTCGTTTGACTGGAGAATGACGGGTTCTCGATATCACAGCGCAGGAAAAGCATCAGTTGCTCCTTGATGGTATTCGGCTTGACATCGACCTTTTTCTTCTTCTTGATAACCTCCGCCAATTTGCGGACGATTTGGTTGGTGATATATTCGACGTGCTTGCCGCCCCTCGGCGTGTATATCCCGTTGACGAATGAGATATGTGCGAACTCGTCGGAGGTCGTCAGGCATACGGCATACTCCCAGCGGGGGTCAGGGTTCTCGTAGATACGCTTGACGTCGCCCTTCCCGCCAATATATAAATCCACATACTGCTGAAAATGCCGGACGGGGACAACCGTCCCATTGTATTTGACTTTCACGGTCTTGTCCGTCACTGCGGCGATATCGTAGGTGCGTTTCAGGAACAGTGCGAGCATATCCGGTGTGAGATTATTCCCGGGCAGGCCGAACCTGGCGTAATCGGGGCGGAAGCTTACGCGAGTATATGGCTTGACTTTGGTCTTGGTGACCACGGGCGGCACAATCTCGGATAAATTGTTTCGGAACTCCTGGACGTACTTTAGGCCGCGGACATGGTCGACGGTTTCTACGCGGCCCCAGACCGACCAGATAAGGACGAGTTTGAACCCGAACCCGTTCTTCCCGCCGACGATTTTCTCCTTCTTGTTCTCGTCGTAGTTGGTGGATGTGCGAAGATGGCCGAAAATCATCTCCGGAATCCAGAGTTTGTGTTCGGGATGCTGGGCGACATCGATTCCGTTACCATCATTCGTCATATGAATCGTTCCATCCGCGGCATCGATTTCCACTTCGAGGGCGGTCACGGGGAGCGCATCGGGTTTGCCATCGGCGACGGCTTGTGCCTGACGGACAACATGGTCACGCATATTCACCATCCCTTCATCGAAGAGCTTGTATAATCCGGGGATGTAGGTGACACTTCGCCGGGTCAGCGTCGTCGTCGTCGCGCTTGTGCCGTCCGCACCGGCATCGGATGCGACGTTTGTGGCCATGTCCATGACATATTCTGTTGTTTCCGCGGGCTCAATCGTGCCGATATATGTGTCTGGTTTTTTAAGAATGTGTTCGAGGTCGGTCATCTTTTGGTATTTGTTGAGATCTTCGGTAGCGGTCGCGGCACCACCAGCGGCGGCAGATTTAGTAGATTTGGGTGGCATTGCGAACTGTTGTAGGCAATATGAGTAACGTATATTACGGATATATGTTTAACTCTTTTTCAATTTTATTTTGCCGGGTATATGTATCGTTAACGACACACTCGCTCGCTCGCTCGCTCGTTCGCATACTCGTAATGTCCATGGCTCCCCGTTACCGCACCAAAACCGGCTTCGGCCTCACATGTAGCGGCGTATTTCGCGTCAATAACGCCCTGGTCCAATATGACGCGTCAGGAACTCCGACTGTAATAAACAGCAATGACCCGAATGTACGCATACCCTATTTGAAATGCCCGACTCTGACGAACCCTACCGCCGGAATGGCGACCTCTACGAATAATACAATGATAACGAAGAAGATGCGTTACGCGCAATTAATCCGCGTAGCGACTGAAACGAAAAACGTGAAAAAGGTATATGCGGTGAATAATCTGAATCGGTTCGGTAGTTGGCCGGGGGCTCCTGGCGGGTATGGCGCGCCGGTGACGAACTCGTTTTAGCCGAATGGCCTAGTCTTTTTTTCTAATGATGTATTATAACGACTATTGTCTTATTTAGTAAAATGGTGAAACGTTGTGATCGCAGCGATGATGGTTACTACCACATGCACGGCCAGAAGTATGAGATGTTGGAGGGATCTCGCGCTCAGGTGTGGCACGGAACTGCCTACAAGACCCCCGGTGGCCTCACCAAGAGCGAGTTGATTTTCAACAAGCACGGCCGCGTCGTTTCCGCAAAGAAGCACGCGACTGCGAAGAAGGAGAACCGTCTGCGTAAGTATGGCTACACTGCTCGTAAGGGAAAGTTCGGTGCAATCAAGATTAACGCCAGTACTGGTAAGCGTCACCGTCTTGTGAATACTCCCAAGAGGCGTTAAATCTGCCCCGCATTACGGCCGCATTACGAATGTACTACGGTAATATTACAGTAATATAATATTACGGTAATATAATGGCAAACGACAACATTATCACCGGATATATCTTAGAATTCTTAAAAGAAAACAAAATATGGTTTATCATAACAATAGTGGTTACGTTATTATGTAACCCCATCGAAATGATATGGTTGTCTGACCTATTTACGAATTTTACAACCGCAATCAATAACCTCGAATACGATAATACGATTTCGATTCTTTGGAAAATCGCCGCAGTAAATGTCTTCATTGACAGTGTCTATATGATCGGCAATTATTACGACAAGGTGTATTTTCCCAAAATGGAGAAGTTTATCCGGTTCAAGCTCATCGACGTTATATTCAAAAACATTGAGGTGAATTACGATAAGGAGGATATCTCCAACCATATCGTAAAAACACTGAAAATCCCCAATATTGTCACATCATTTACCGGCCGATTTATTTATTGGATTGTCACGTTTATTTTGACAACTGTTGTCATTATGGGGTATATATTATATTTAAACACCGGAATAGGCTTATTGACGATAGGTGTATTTACACTATTTATGATTATGTACTATTACATTCTTTTGAAGACCAAAAACACGTCGGAAGACCGCGAAAATGAAGAGAATACCCTATTATCCAACATCGATGATGTATTAAGTAATTCGTTGAGTATCATATCCACGAAAAAGGTGGACGACGAGATGGAGTATTTGACGACCAAACATGCTGTCTATGACAGCGCCCACGAAGGTCAGTTATGGAACTCATCCATCGGCGGTTTTGCTTTATCGATTGTTATTATAATTGTGCTCGTTTTTCACGTATATGTCATTCTTATCTTATACAAGAGGCGGAAAATCGACAGCAAGGTGACGATTAAACTGATTTTCATTATATTGTTTTTTGTAAAGTATATCAAAACCGCGTCGTTGCGAAGTATCGGCGTGATTGCGGAATATGGCAAAATCACCGAAAATGAAGCGAATATTCGAAAACTTATGGTCGATAAAAACGACGACGGAAATGAAACGGATATTCCGATAACGGGGGATATCGAGTTCAAGAATGTGTCGTTTGAATACGCGGCGCGTGCCGGTGCCGCCGGACAAGAAAGTGAAGTTAAAAAAGTCCTCGATAACGTTTCTTTTAAAATCCAACCGCTCCGACGCACCGCAATCATCGGGACAAACGGTAGCGGGAAATCCACGATTATAAAACTGATGTCCGGGTTTTTTAAACCGACCGAGGGCCAGATTCTATTTAACGGGGTGGATATCTCCGAAATCAAACGCGAATATCTGCGAAGTAAATTGTCGATTGTTTCGCAAAAGGTCGTATTATTTAATCGGTCGGTCATCGATAATATATGCTATGGCACGCAGATTCCGAAGGAGGAGGCGGTGGCCGTCCTTAATAAACTGACGGTGATGAATGTGTTTAAAAAGCTGCCGCAGGGACTAGATACGATGGCGGGTGCTCGCGGCGAGAATTTAAGCGGCGGCCAGCGTCAGATTATTTACCTGTTGCGGAGTTATTTGAGTAATAAACCCATTACCATTATGGACGAACCTACCGCCGCCGTCGACACGTTCCATAAAAAATATGTCATTGATATGATTAATGAAATGTCGAAAAAATCGACGCTCATTGTTGTAACACATGATGCTGAATATGCGGCATCATTTCCGATGAAGATATATCTTGAATCGGGCAAGATTGCGAAGGTCGTCGGTGGTGGCGGCGGCGCGGGCGGCGGCACGGGTGCGAGTGTGACCCCGTTTAGCTATGCGTAATCCGGCGACGACACCGGCGACGACACCGGCGACGACACCGGCGACGCGACCCACCACTTTATCGTAATCATCCCGTTTTCATCCAGGTATTCCGCGTATTCCTCGACGAAATACTTCTCAAAATACCGTTTGCTGATAATACGGCGCTTCGCCGCCAAGTAGCACTTCCCGCAATAATATTCGTACGCATTGTATAACGGTTGAGGAAACGAGAGATTCTGTGTGATACACTGGGTTTTAAACCTCTCCAGATACTCGTTGATTTCGGCCTTCTTATCCCAGAGCAGACATCCCATATTTAGGATATACTTATCGTCTTCGATGATGATATCGGGGTAAAAATGGCGGAGAATACCGAGCAGGGTCGCGTCGGATGCCGCGCCCGCCCCGACGTATTCATTGAATAGTGTTGAAAGTTCATCTATTTCCAACTCTATTTCGGTGTCATTTATGAAACATTGCTCCCCCCAAAACCGGCGAAACTGACTGACGACGGGGAGATACCGGCTTGTGCGGTTTGGGAATATGTCGGGGGCGGACGACGCGGACGACGCAGCATAATCCGCGAGTTTAGACCGCAGTGATGCCGCGAAAATCATACTTGGCAATCGAAAATCGGCGAGATACAGCTTCCACAGATATAACATATTCGGCATTGTAATTCCGTTTTCAGATGACGCGGGCTCGGTGGAGTGGTCTACGAACTCGCTGATGATTTGCTGCTCGGTGCGCCCGCGGAAAAACCACGCGTGGGTCGCGACTTCCGGTGTTTTACAATGATGATCTAAAAATCCGTCCGCACTGCGGAATCGGTGCGAATAATGCGCGGCGACACAAAATAAATCGATGATGGATGATTTCAATTCGGGCATATGCGAGAGACGGAGGTGTGCGGGGCGGTGGTGATGCGCTGCGGATGACGCGGACTCGGCCACGGACACAGAAGACGACGCCGCGGGAGCATGAATATCCACAATCCGACAATCCTTATACTGATGCTCATAATATTTGAACTTGAATGCCGTCGCGAATGTGTTGGAACCGGACCCGAATAGACCGTAACATTCACCACCGAGATCTTTGATGAAATCCTTCGACGCCGGCGGGATGAAGTAGATAAGCGGCGCGGATTTTTTGAGAAGGACATCGCCGAGAATGGTGAGGAAATACTTGGCGTGATCGCGGGTGCGGAAGAGCGCGGGGTAGAGCAGCCCGATGACATTCTGGATGGTGCGGGATTCGGGAATCGACGAGAGAATATCGCGGGATTGGATGCTTTTGATGATTTTATTCTTGATTTTGTATTTAGCCGCACTCGCTATATTCGCACCACTCGTGCTAATGCTTGTGATCTCATTAGGACAACCTGCGGAGGAAGCGGAAGCACCGAAGGTGCTGGGTGCGGCCGACGCAGAAGAGGCTTCCGATACAGGCGCCGAGATAGTCACCGAGTCCGCGGAAGCACCAAAGGTGCTGGGTGCGGACGAGGTGAAAGATAGTATGCGGTGGTGTATTTCATCCTCATGTATCACCGAATACCTGACCTGGTTATTATATGTAAAATACAATTCGGATTGCTGGCAGTAGAAATATTTGGTTCGGTTTAGGAAAGTCTCCGTGATTTCATCCGCGAGTAGTTCGAGAGATTTCTTTCGTGTTTCGCGTTCGGCGTGTGCGGCCTGGTAGTTTTTAATCGCCTGTGGGAGCTGGGTCTTCACATACGCGTGGATTCGTTCAAGGACATACTCGTTGTCGGGTATGGCCGCGTTTGTATTCCATATCTCCGAGAGAATGGCGATAGTGTCGGGGAGGGTGGGGGGCGGAGGCGGAGGCACGGACATTTATTAGTATGAATATATATAGTTTTATTATTGTTTGGGGTGATATTTTACATGGGGGATGCCGCCGTCCCCGAAACAAGAGAATCTATCGTCCAAGAATATGCTAAAAGAATATATGAAATAACTACATCTGAACCATTAAATCAAACAGATTTGTTTGATTTATTATCTGAAATATTATGGAAGTATGCTGAAGATTCAAAGTACGATATGTGGGACGCCGTTTTTAAAAGTAATCATGATGGACACGCCATAGCAGATTTGTTGACAAAATTATTTGTTATTGATAGTAAATGGTTACAATTAATTCACCAAGAACATGAATATAGAAAGCCAGGCCCGTCTATATTATTTTTAGAATTATTATTACATATAATACAATACATAAACCATCAAGAAGACAAAAGTGAACCTAAACTGAAGGGGGTAATTAGAATTGTAAATAGAAGCGATAATTCGAATATATTGAACCTTGGAATACCCGATGATGGTGTTCTTTTTTTTAAACAATGTTCAAGAGAACCCCGAACTGACATCGACAGTTTTCTTAATGGTATAAACCATGAATTTGATAGTAAAAAATTCATTCGAAGTGGTAATTATACATTAAGCCATGTAGTAACTTCGTTTTGCGAGCAGTTATTAGAACCACCTGAAGGCAAACAACGTAGTAATGTTGATGCAAAAATAAATGCTGAAAATGAAGAAAAATCATCTGCGAAAGTCAGTAATATTAGAGTAATAGTACTCGATGAACAACAACAGGATAGATTAGATATCAAAGAGGGTCAAAAACTCCGAGTAGAGCAAATTCGTCTCGAGAAGATAAAAAAAGAAGAAGCCGCGAGAAAACGACAACAACAAGTAGTAGACGATTTAAGAAGACATGTAGAACGGACGAAAGCAGCAGCAGCAGCAGCAGCAGCAGCAGCAGCAGGACCAGTACCAAGAATTAAACAATGTAGATATGGTTATGCGTGTCGTATTCATCCAGAAACTATTGAAAAGAATGGCAGGTCACATAAAAACAATTATTCTCATCCAGATAAAAAACCTATATGGAGACCCGGAGGTGGCGGAAGCCGAAATAAACAAACGAATCGTAACTCCCGTGGATGCCTCTCCACCAAACGTTCCAAACGCACCAAACGCACCCGCCGCCACACCCGCAGTCGTCGTCGCTAAATATACATACCATTATTTTTGCCTAAATTGCGAAAAATAATGGAATCAATCAATGAATGAATCCGCGGAATAATGGAACCGCGATTTAGTGCTTCCTGTGAGCGCGACGCTTGGAACCATTCTTGCGAGAACGGCCGACCTTCTTGGACTTGCGAGCACCGCCCTTCTTGGACTTCTTGGCGGTCTTCTTGGCGGACTTCTTGGCGGTCTTTTTGGCGGAGCGGCGGCGGGAACGACGGCGGCGACCGCCTAATATGGGTTTGCCTTCCCCGTCAAGTTCGGGTTCGATTTCGGATGTGACAATGGGTTTGCCTTCCCCGTCAAGTTCGGGTTCGATTTCGGATGTGACAATGGGTTTGCCTTCCCCGTCAAGTTCGGGTGCGATTTCGGATGTGACAATGGG